CGTATCAAGAAGATTTTTAGTGTTGCGGATGCTGAGGATTTGGGCATTACTGACACTCACTTAGGCGAGACAAAGGCAGTTGCTAAATTGGTTGTTGGTGGAACACCTGCGGCAGGCGATACGGTATTACTTAAGTACACGGGTATCGATGGCGTGGAGAATATCTTTGGAACGTACACCTTATCAAGTGGCGATGCGGCAAGTACTACAACTGCGGCAAGAGCAATCTACACGGCTATCAATGCGGCAAATAAAGGATATACGGCTACCACTTCAACAACAACGGTATTAGTAACTACAAAAGCAGGAGAAGGTATCTTTCCAAATTCGGGTACACCATACACGGCAACGGTAACGGGTGGCATGACCGTAACAATCACACAACCTACGGGAAGTGGCTCAACGGTGTTAGGTGTTGCTTCATGGATTGATACACTACACTATCACATCTCAGAGTACTTCAGAATTCAGCCAAAAGGTCAATTGTACGTTGGTCTTTACGAGGAGGAATCTACTACTTATACCTTTGATGCAATTACCTTAATGCAAAATTTTGCAAGCGGTGAAATCAGACAATTAAGCGTGTTTGAGAAGAATGTTGCATTCAGTGCGGCGCAATGTGCGACATTGCAAGCTATCGCAACAACCAACGATACTAATTTTAAGCCAATACAATTAGTTTTGAATGCTGAGATAAGTGCTACATCATCGGTGGCTGATTTAGTTGATTTATCGACTCAAACCGCACCAAATGTAAGCGTATGTATTGCGCAAGATGGCGCGAATGATGGATACCATATCTACAAGGCTACGGGTAAGACCGTTGGTGCAGTAGGTGCGATGTTAGGTGCTATCAGTTTAGCGGCAGTGCATGAGTCAATTGGTTGGGTTTCTAAATTCAACATGGCTTTAGGTTCGGAATTAGACACCATTGCATTCAGCAACGGGCAAAACTACTTAGACTTAGCAGACTCGCAATTTGAGAGCCTAAACAACTACTCATACGTTTTCTTGCGCAAGTTTGTAGGTATTGCAGGTTCTTATTGGTCAGACTCAAAAACAACCGTTACGCCGACAAGCGACTACTCAACCATTGAGAACAATCGCGTGTATCAAAAAATATCGCGTAACGTGCGAGCAAATATGCTACCTGCGGTTAGTGGTCCAGTGTACGTACAAGCAGACGGAACTCTTACTGCGGCAACCATCAGATACTACGAGACGTTAGCAAATAGCCCAATCGTGGCAATGCAAGCGGCAGGCGAGGTATCAGGATACAAAATAATTATTAACCCGAACCAAGACATACTTTCTACGAGTACCTTAGAACTGACATTGCAAGCAGTGCCGGTGGGAGTTGCACGTATCATCAAAGTAAAGGTTGGATTCGTTAAATCAGTATAACCATGGCATTAAACGGAATTCCTTTAGTAAACGGCAAGCAATATGAGTATGCCGACATCACCATGATAGTGTTAGGTACTCCCATCATCGGAGTAACGGCTATTGAGTATGGTGAAGAAGATAACATCGAAAACATCTACGCTACGGGTCGTTACCCAATCGGTAGAGGTTACGGACAGATAACACCAAGCGCAAAGGTTACCATCTTAATGAATGAGGTGATGAACATTGTGAGTGTTGCACCTAATGGACGCATACAAGACATACCTGAGTTTGACATTGTTGTGTCGTACACCGATACAAATCTCATTCCGGTTGTTCACACGATCCGCAACGTAAAGTTCAAGACTAACAAGATTAGTACTACAACGGGTGATACTTCAATCCCTATCGAGATTGATTTACTTCCGAGTCATATTGATTGGCAATAAAAATTTTCTTTTATTTGTACATCAATTTTTAAATTATGACAATCGAAGAAATCAAATCGAAGTACCCTAATAGTGACATTTTCACGTTAGCGGTAAAGAACAAAAAAGGCGAGACTATCACAATTCACTTGCGTGAGATGGATAGGATTGCTTACAAGTCCGTAAGTGCATTAATTGCAAAGGATGAGTTAATGGGAGTTGAAAGTTTTTTAAAGACTCTTTATGTGGGCGGTGATGAAGTAGCTTTGGTAACGGATGACTTTGTGGCTTTGCGAAATGCCTCAATCACTATCTTGCCGATGTTACAAGCCGAAGCAGGAGAGTTAAAAAAAAATTAGATTTCTATAAAAATCAATTAGAAACGGATGAGTTTGCACGTCAAAATGCACTTATCCGTTTTTATTTTAAGGTAAACCCTAAAGACTTGACAGATGACGAGTGGTGTGAGGCGGTTGAGCAAATCATGTGGGTATTGAAGTTTAACGGAACATTAAAGGAAAAATGACAAATAACGGAGTTGAATACATTTTAAGTCTCAAGGACTTATTCACGTCAAAAATAAAGAGCGCAACGCAAGAGACCGAGAAACTAAATGGTGCAGTAGGTAAGGCGCAAAATAGCGTAGGCAGTCTTGGTACGGGCTTAAAAACTGCTTTTGCGGCTATTGGTGGTGCTTATGTCGTTAATGAGATAGTGAAAACTACTGCGGCATTTGAGGGGCTAAACAATCAATTAGCATTTGCAACGGGTTCGGCTGAAAAGGGCGCACAAGATATGGAGTGGCTACGCGATAGGGCTCAGTATTTAGGCTTGGACCTTACTACTACGGCTCAGTCATTTGCTAAGTTTAGCGGTGCGGCACGTAACACATCACTTGAGGGTCAAGGGGTAAGAGATATTTTTGAAGGAGTAGCGGAAGCGGCTACAACCATGCACCTTTCAGCAGAACAAGCAGATGGGACATTTACGGCATTGCAACAAATGCTTAGTAAAGGAAAGGTAAGTGCTGAGGAGTTAAACGGGCAGTTGGGTGAGCGTTTACCTGGGGCTTTAGGTATTGCATCACGTGCGATGGGTGTTACTCAAGCAGAACTGATGAAGATGATGCAAAGCGGTCAGTTGTTGAGTGAGGACTTCTTACCTAAGTTTGGTGCACAACTACGCAAAGAGTTCGGGGATGCTTCCGAGCAAGCAAAAGACTCACTAACGGCAAATTTAAACAGAATGCAAAATGCTTTCACTGAATTAAAGTTAGCAGTAGGGAAGATATTTTTTCCAATTGTGAACTTAATCATGAAGGGCATCGACTTTATAAAAAAGAAGTGGGATGAAATTGTATTTGCGTTTCAGCCACTAATAGACGAAATCATTTACCTCAAAAACGAGATTATGGGTGTAGGTAAGTCATTTGATTGGCTAAGTATATTCAAGTCAGTGCTTGGTGCGGTGCGTGTTATTCTTATTGCAATACAACCATTTTTGCACATTGCTATCAAAGGTTTTAGCCTATTGGCTGAAATAGTGATAGGCGTAGTTTCAAGCATCTACGAAATGATTTATAGCGTTGGTAAATTCTTTGGTATGAAAGAATTTAAGCAAGTAATTGCACCAACAAAAAAGGCACTTGAGGGTAATACGGGAGGCGGTATGTCGGGAGGCGGCAAGTCATTTGCGGCAGGTGCTACACCATCAGCGAAGGGAGGCACAAGCACAAGCGCAGTAGAGAGTAAAGGGGTGCAAAATTTCAATATCAACATCCAAAAGTTGGTAGAAAATTTAACTTTGCAAACAACAAACTTAAAAGAAAGCGGTGCGGCTATCAAGGAGGAAGTAGCTAAGGCATTGATTGAGGCAGTAAACGATTTTCAACTAATGGCAACTAAATAACCATGGCGATACAATTTCAAATACCAAAGGGCAATGACCCGAAGACTGCACAGACATTAGCCAAAGGGTTTGGACTACCATTGGTGCAAAGTGCGATAATTGATTTGAACGTAGTAGCACCTCCAGCGGATGCACATACTGATAGTTTGTATGGTACACCCGTTTTCGATTCATTATTCATTGAAAAGCCAAGCTACTCACTAAGAGAATATGATGAGGTTCTAAAAAAGTACGTTGATACACCTATTGTACTGACCGACAATAAAACGATGGGTGATAAGGTAGGTTTATACGTTGAAGGTGTAATCATCGAGGCATCGCGCTCACGAAACATTATAACAACAAACGTAAGCGGATACGAAAAAGGAAGTATAGTGGAGTACATTGGTAATGGTGATTGGAACATCACTATAAGAGGTTTTTTAAGCACACAATATCCAGATGTAGCACCGAAACAAGATGCAATGACGTTGTTATCTTATTGCGATGCTCCCGTGCCATTAAAAGTAGTCTCTACCTACCTAAATGATGTGATAGGAGTTGAGACTATCGTAGTATTACAACCGCGAGTATTCCAACAACAAGGGCTTAGAAATGTTCAGTATTTTGAACTATCTTGCATCTCAAATTATCCTTATCAAATAACCAAGTCCAATGTTTAGGTTACAAAGTTTTGTTAAGATATACCAAGCAAACGGAGAGATACTAACCGTGCCGATGTTAAATGAGGCGGTTATTAGTCTCTCATTTGACGTGCAAACGCAAACGGCTAAGGTTATACTTCCGCGAAACTTAGTGTACAATAATCAAAGCATTTACGAAGGTGACAATCCACTTGTTAAGCGAGGTGATAAAATAGAGTTGTATGGAGGTTACTTGCCAAATGTGGACCTACTATTCAGCGGCTACATATCAAAGGTAAATAACAACGTACCTATTGAATTGCTTTGCGAGGATGAGATGTATTTACTCAAGCAAACCATCATCAAAAATAAGACGTACAAAAGTGTCAACTTGCGTACATTGATGGCTGACATACTACCAAAAAGCATAAAATGCGAGGCATTAGATGCTGGGTTAGGGCAGATAAGAATAAACGAAGCATCGTGCGGTAAAGTATTACAAACACTT